AACCAATGGAAACTTCCTTTCAGACTGGGCAGAAGACTTACTGTATTCATCTAAAATATCTTTGATATATTGACTGCTACCGAAGATGTAATTCAACCTTGGGGACTTCATAACTTTAGTTCCCCCTTTCCCATTTGGATAGAGAATTTCAAGCCCTTCTGGAAGTTCCTTTACAATCTCCTCAAACAGTTCTGTTATATCTAAATCTATCATAAATTGAAAGCATTAATTGGGGTCAAAAGATTCTTGGTTATTTTCACATCGAAAGGACAATCATTCGACATAGCCCATTCAACAAACTGTTTATTCTTCTCTACCATGCTATTCCATGTGCTTACTTGTCTCTTCAAAGGAGCTATATATTCATTAGCACATTTCAAACGGACAAGCCCGGTTATTGTAGCCTGGGTGTTTGCGTCACGAAGAATATGATAAAAGACATAGTCAGCGAACGGTTCACACAGCTTCTCGCATAATACTGCATATCCGGACTGGGGGGCTTCCTTCTCTTCTGAAATATCAACTTCATCTGAAGAATCTTCCTTTTCCCGTTCAATAAGCTCCAAATAATCTGTGATAGCTTGGGAAAGAGTCACACCAACAACATTCCGGAGAAATTCGGGCTGAAATGCCTTAATATACCCATTTATCACCTCATTCACAGCAAGAGATTGGGGCGAAGGCATTTCAGCGACCGAAACATTCTCAATATGCCTGGGACCTGACATAAAATATGAAACATCAATCAACATAGCGATAGTTATTTAGAAGTCTTGCCTTTCCCGGTTTTCTTTTCATCTTCTACGGAAACGGCTTTATCATCTGTAACAGTTACCTCCTTGGCATCTTCCTCTTGCAAATCTTTTGAATCGGCAACCGGAAGATTCTTTTCATCAGAAGGCACCTGTACTTCAAGTTCTGCAATGCGAGCTTTCATTGTTTCACGCTCTTCTGTCAGTTCAACAATTGTCTTATCTTTCTCTGCAATGGATGCAGTAAGCCTGCCAATCTCTTCATTTTTTTCTGCAAGCATACATTCCAATGTCTTTCGAGCATCTTCTTCTGTAACAAGACCACACTCGGAAATAGGGGTGAATGAAACCACCCCTCTACCAATCCGAATGCGTTGCTCTTTAAGCACATTGGCTACATCCTTATCATTACCTCTAAGTATGTAATCCATAATATTACTTTTTAGTAATTGCTTCTTTCAGTTCAGCCAAATCTCCATAAGCAAATGCCCAAGGATTGTAAACAGGGAAAATCACCTCTTCACTGGCAATAAGAACCACCTCATTACACAACTTCGTTTCCACATCTTCAGCCCACTCTAACGCAAGATTAGTGTAGTCAACGATAGATGCACCCATGTGCATATCACCAATAAAGTATTTACCGGGTAACATACCGGTACTCTCTACAATCGGACGGTTAGCAATATGCTTAACACCATTGACAACCTTAATAATGCCAAGGTTACGCCCAGTTGTATCCTTCTCTGATTCCATCGCATTAACATCTGACGGATTGAGAGTAATAGCATTGGGATAATACTGTGCATAGGTCATCACGGCAAATGCCGTCTTAATAACATCTTCCGAGTTAGGAGCTTCGATACTTTGGAAGAATGAGTTGTTGACAGTAAATGTCATATTTGCAATGGCTGTTTCCTCACCGGCAAAAGCAACACCTTTCAACAAGATTTGACGATCATTCATCTTGATAATAGGATTCGCTTTGTTCAAATCTGTCACAACAGCAGCATTGGCAAATGTAATAACCATACCATTGAGCATCAGATCGTACGGCTTTGTGAATTCAACAATTGTGTCTTTGCCCCCATTATGGCTTTCGACAGACTTCACACTACCTGCTTCTCCCTTAATGATAGTATCTTTGATGATACTTTCAACTGGAAGCACTCCAGTGTGATTAGTAATGCCTAACAGGTTCTCACCGTTCCCATCACCAAATAACATGTTCCAATCTTCAGCAAGCCATACAGCTTCCGGTAACATATTCAGAATATAACTTCTGATGAAAACACGACTCTTCAACATACGTTTGGAAATTCTGATATGGGTACCAAGTCGTTTCGTACCTGTCTGAATTTCCTTCATCTTAATGCTTGACTCCGGTAAACGACCGTTTTCAGTAACGTACCGTGCATTCCTGTCGAAGTCATACACTTGTGTAAAGGCGAGCTGCGTATATGTAGGATCACCCTGCAAAGTCGTAATGACATTACGCATATGAATCTTCTGATTACTTACCTGGCTAACAACACGGTTCTGCTGTTGGGTAATCATGATTTCACCACTGTAATTGTCGGTCATGGACACAATATCTTTCAAGCTGAATCCCTCAAAAGAACCTGTTTTACGGCTGTGACCGGCTGCAAACTCCTTGAACTTCTCACTATCAAGCATTTCGCTCAATTTCTCGTCGAACTTATTGATAGTATCCATAGATAAGCCTTTTTGCTTCATTTTTTCAATGCTTTCTCCAAGGCTCTTAACCTGGTCAACAAGTGTTTCATTGTCTTTAATCAATTGAGCAAACTTCTCGCCGTCATAAGACTTCAATAAGTTATTAATTTCTCCAAACTGTTTAGTCACATCATCAGGCGTAACAACTCCTTCCAGTGATTTATTTACGACTTCACACATCATGCCGACGATGTTTTCCATGAATGTTTTCTGTTCTGCTGGCAGACCATCTGTTTTCAGATTAAAATCTGATACTGTAAATTTTTTAAGCATAAAATTTAAATTTTAAGTTATTTATTATCGAAACAACTATTCAAACTTTTGAAATCGAATAAAGTGCAATTATCAGCGGCTTTAGTCGTTACTCCATCGTTACCATTTTCCCCGTCATTCTTTTCTTGAGTGTCAACAGACGGCTCATTCTTTCCGGTAGTATCTTCAGAAGTATTTTGTAGAATAGCATTCGAACGATATACTTTTCCCCAACAGTGGGGACATCTTACATAATTCATAAGATCCTGCAAACTCTTTTGAGTGAATTCTTTCTCCTCTGACTTTACAGAATCAATAAGAGAAATTACTTGAGTTCTAATCTCTGGAGTGAGCTTCTCCATTTCTTCTCTTACGATGTCCTGCGTTATCCATCTCTGATAATCGGCGGCGTAATCTAATACCTGTTGTGCAAAGGTATGTTCCGTTTCTGCGTCATAATCAAATTGATAACCGCAATGAGGACATGAGACAACGGCACCACCGTTGAGGCTCTTTAGTAATAAACTTAATTCCATATCGTAACCTTTTAAACGTTCATCACTATATCCATGCTGCAAGAACGCTTTTCGAACGAAATCAACAGCTTCCTTTACTTGGTCGGCAGTAGCAGATTTGATATTCACAAGGAATGTTTGAGGATTACTTCCCCAACTTGTCAATGTAGAATATTCCATCATACGCCATTCAAGCACTTTACAAGGATCAGTCAAATCCCTTTTGATAGCTTTTACTCCGATAGAGTGTTCAAGGGTTCTCCCATTCTCTGCAAACAGCTTATAATCAGCTAACGTGTCACGACCAATCTGTTTTTCAAGATTCAACTGGCCAACCATAACTAAATTACCCTCTGTTTCCTTACCACTCAATGGAACCCCCAACAATTGATCCGGACGGTGATTCAAGAACCAACGCATACGACCAATATTTTCCTTTAAAGTCTTGTTGAATGATCCGGGCATGGATACGTCTTTCTGTGAGTCCTTCACACCGATACCGTTCACCGCGACGGTAACGATACCCTTCTCATCAACATCATTTGCCTTTGTCTTGTACTGAAGGCTTTTGATTTTCTCTTCCATTTTCAACTTCACTTTTTGTGTTAAGACTAAATATTTGTTTAACTATCTCTCGTTCCTGGTCCGACATCTCAAATAATGTTTTGTCGAACATAGGTTCTTCAAATTTACTTTCACCGATTTGCGCCCTCCAATCATTGTACGTTATCAATCCACTAAGGAACTGGTCTTTGCACCGGCTATTGATATTGGTCTTTACTTCCTCGGCTTCTTTCAACCCCTCCTGCAGGCAATCCACATCGGAGAAATCACAATCCAAATAATATCCGCTTGATTCAAGTCCTAAAAATTGAGTAAACTCACGGCAGAACTGTTTCGCAAATGGAATGATAACAGAGCTATAAACACTCTTTTCTGCCGTAGATTGATTGCTAAAAGTAGACTGGTCTTTGCGAGGAACTAACACAGCAGGAATACCATAAGCACCTGAAATACTAATTGCATCAGCAAGTGTTTCCTCAAACGGTTGCAGTTCTGCAATAGTGAGATTGGTACGTACAAAACTCAATGGGATATCAGACAGCCCATATGGTAACTGGTCCTTACCTACTCCGAACTTACCGAAGTGTTGTTGCAAAATTTCTTTCTTCTCATTATCAGTCATAGCAATGGGTCCGGATTCATCTTGTTTCATATTGATAAGAAATCCTAAACCACCTCGTTTTACATAAATTACATTACGAGCCTCATATACAGCAATAAGGTTCGATATCGGTTTCATTTGTGACATAAGACGGCTTTGAGATTTCATAAACCCAAATCCGGAATAATAACTCACACACCCGTCTCTATCATGCCATACCTGATAAGCAGGTATATTCATTGTGCTCAAAGCGCCATAATTTAAACGATAACCTCTAATAATATCTTCTTGATCAGCTATACCAAACAATGGAATATTACTACCTAAAACAGGCAAGACTTCCATTGCATCAGCAGGAAGTACCCAGTAGTTAGAGCAATAACGCCATTTTTCTACATTAGTGAAGCTATCAGACATTGCAGCACGTGTAAAACTATTGCCAAGACACAGTTTATATACGAAATGTTGATAAACATTTTGTTTCCATGTCATCAAACAATTTGGTCTAAGAAGTATCTGATTCAAATTCTTATTAGCCCAAATAACACTATCATCCTTAACTTTCTTAAACTGAAAGTTAGCACTGGAAATACGAGAAGCGATGTAGTCTATTGGAAAAAAGACTTCTGGTACAGACTGAAAAAGCGTAAGAAAATTTTGAGAACAAACATACGGAGATGAAAATAACTCTTCAACAGTTATCTTTTTCCCTTCCGGAAGCTTCTTCTCTTCAACAGTCTCACTCACGACTTCTACATTAGCATCCTGTACAAGCTCTTCCTCTGACTTAGATTTTTTACGAAACCAACTCATTTATTTCTTATTTGAAACAAATGTAGGAATATGAATAATCGGTTTCTCAAAACACTAAAATCTTGAAAAATAAGAAATGTACAAATTCAGTTATAACAAACTATATAACAACAAATTACGCAGCAGATGATTCGGGGAACGATTTTATTATATGATATGCAAGACCACTTAAAATAATGCTTGCACTTTTATTCTCGCTATTTATGTTATAGTCCATCAGGTTAGTAATGAAATCACTGTAATCTTGAGATTCCTCTAACATCTTTGGTGATAACAAAAAGTTATTCCTTATAAAATCAGATGTAGCAGCTATTCGCTTATCCACATCGGCAAACTCTTTCTTTACTCTTACTTCTGTATCTTTCACAATTTCCCTCAACTCACGTACAGTCTGATAATAGGCAGATGAACATTCAAAGAGACACGTATTGGCCTTGTGCTCCAAACATGCGGTCTTAATTTCCTCTATGGAAGATGTTTCTCTAAACAAGGCATCAGTTAAATGCCACTTATCACCACAACGGGATGCCTGAACAAGAACAAACGTACCATCTACATTCGGCATGACATAAACAAGCCGCTGCGAGTAGACGTTTTGTGCTTCCGGATTAAAGAAACCAAGCATACCCTTACCACCATACAGATTCCTTTTTCGCCGGTTACTAAATTCAGTGTACTGTTCATTACACAAATCCACAACGACATATCGAAACGTATCGGATAAGTGCCCGTGTTCCTCATAAGTTTGCAAAGTAGTTTTATTCTTGACCTTGGTTTTAAGAATGGCACCGTTAGCATCCTTCTGTACACTCATGTAGTCCTCGATAGATACCGAACATGATTCGTCGATGTATATCTCTATGCCAGGAACAGTACAATCAAAGATAGCATTGATAAACTCACCAGTCATGGCAACACTCGGATTCTTATTGCCTACTTTATCCTCAATCTCGAATCCTTCTTTCTGCAATGTATCTATGAATAAGTCCATCCAAGAACGTTTTTCATCATCAATGCTATTGGCCGCCTTTGTTGAGGCATCCCCGTGTAGGTAGACTTTATCACTATACCTGATATCTTTCAGATACTTGGCTACAAGTTTAGAGGACTTCTTTACTGTATTGTTAGGACTTTCGGCGCATGTCTCATGGAACTGCCAAACCTTGATACCGGTAGTGAAATCTACTTGCCAGTATGACACACTGATATATGGCAGTACGTTATTATCTACTGATATATGAATAGGCAGGTCCGGGATATATTTATGTTCACCGGAATGTTTGCCACGGTTGAACGAACCGAAGAACTCGCTACCGGTACGAATAACACCCCACTCTCCCAATGCGTACACATTGTAATAATCCGGATCGTGGACTCTATCATACTCAAAGTCGGCAACACATTGCTCATCATAGAAACCATACGTACCGTCAGGACTACCGACCACCCAAAAATTATTCAAATAGGTAGATTGGATAATAACTGTATTAGGTGCCTGTTCCTCGATTTGCTTAGTACGAAGATTAAGTATTTGCCTGGGTGCATTCTTCTTTACGGATTTGACCTTGGTAAGTTCTTTCGGCAACTCTTTGCCGGCAATGGTAACAGACATTGGCACATCATGCCATTTGTCTTTATCAATGAACTCTTTCTTTATCCAGTGGCTTTCACTGATCGGATTAAAGGTACAAATAATCTGCTGCCCTTTCTTACCACGCAAACGCTTACGTAGCTGCTTGAAATCCGGATGCTCGAACTCTGACCATTCTTCTAACTGAACACGCTTGTAGTTAGAGATACCTTTTATCTTCTCCGGATCGTCAAGACCGGAGAAATCTATCTTCGCACCATTAACCAAACATTTAATAGTATTCTGTTGGAACTTGAACAAATGGGATATGCCAAGACCGGCCGCAGCGACTTTATAATCTTCATAAATGGTTTTGAGAATAGAAGCTCCTACCTTACGCATAACAAGAGTGTTCTCACCGTCCTGTAATGTCTGTATCAGTATGGTTTGTGCCACACTGTACGATTTACCGGAAGATGAGCCACCATACAAGATAATGAAACGGATAGTCTCATCATTCAAGTACTTCAATAGATAAAATCCGTTAGGATTTAGCTTCTTATAATTTATAACCATATTGTTCTAAAAGTAAGGTTTCTCCGTAGTGTGAATACCGGATTTTGCAGTTAAAATTGTTCTATTCTTCCGAATTCTCATTATCTTCAAATCCGATACGAAGTTCACCGACTTTATTTCCGTCTCCACCTTTGATGTTGACATTCTTATCGGCTTCCCATCCATTCCAGGCACCAAGAATCCGGGCCGCTTCTGTTTTGCCATTGAACTCATAGGTAACCTCTCCTCTCTTATTCTGTATCTTCTTCAATGCGTTACGGGCACGTTTGGGAAGTTGGGAAGGAGTTCTCATTTTTGTTTTCCCGGTTGCAGGGTCAACAAAATGAAGATCATCGGGATTGGCAAGTACTATATCCATTAATACCCTCTCAACAGTTTTCCTCTCTACTTCAGACTCTTTCGCTCTCTGCGCCTTAATCTCATTTATCCTTGTACTAACCTTGCTATTTGCTAATAGTCTACTCGCAGCGCTCCAAATTGTCTCTGGCTTCATGTTGGAAGTATTATAAGACATTCGATATGCTTCACTTGCATTACCTTCTGTATCAACGTAATATTTACAGAATTTCTCTTGCTTAAATGTTAATGGTTCCTCTCGCTTTCCCATATCAATTATTGTTTATTCCTATGAGAAAAAGAAGCTGCTCTCTATCTCTTAAAAGCTCATAGGTGGCAAGCAGTGTGCTGCCAGTTGTTAATATGTCATCGTACACTATTATTTTCTTTTCCTTTATCGGACGAAGAAGAAAGAATTCCGGATTCAATCTATCTTTAGTTAGGCACTGAATTGCATTCTCATAGAATGGTATTTTCACCGCCCCCGCAATTTTCGTACAGATAGAGGTTGAAAAATGAAAGCCCTCGTAGTGTCTCCGTCGCGGTGTGGTGACTATACACCATCCTTCACATCCCCCTACAATGAAGCGGTGGAGAAACTCACACGCTCTCTCTGCAAAGAATGATGCAAGTTCCTCCGACTGTTTAATTTCTGAAAAGCTGGTACCAGTCTTGGAACGGGTGAACTGGGAGATGTAATAGATATCACCCTTTTTATGAAATGATACCTTTTCTTTCAGATCACATAACCGTTCCTGATGAGACCAGCTCTTACATTTCACCGCTTCCGGCTTATCCCAGTCGTCAATACGACATATCTTTCCCTTTCCTTTCATCAAAGATCTTCTTTACTCCGTCCTCGACAGATGTGTAAGACAAAGGTACTAAATAGATATCCCGGTTCACCGACTGCTCCAAATTGTCAAAATCCCGTTTTTCATTAATTAGCTCAATTTCAAGCGGTTTGTAGTATTTTACTAAAGAAGCAAAATACATAGTAGTCACAGGTTGGACGTTACAAATATTGATAAGTTGCCGGTTACAACCCACCGAATAGATAAGCCCCTCAATGACATCATCTACGTAAGTGAAGCACCGGATATTCTGACCACAGTTGTATAATGACACGTTTTCCTTTTCCATCAGGAACCAGAGAAGAGTTCTTTTTCGCGGATTAGGTCCATATACATTATGTAGCCGGCACCCGGTCGCAGCCTTACAATAGATAGATGCATACTGTTCATCGAAATACTTGCTTATTCCATACATAGAAGTGGTATTCTCCGGATTAGCCGTTGACGAACTGGCATATATTAACTTCACATGATTTTGATTGCAAGCATCAGCTACTCGCATGAAAGTATCAATGTTATCCCTCCTGATTTGTTCCAGGTTTCCATTAAACACACTGGTTTGCGCCGCCAAATGGAACACACAATCAATCCCCCCATTCTTCAGGAGCTCGCATACTTCCGTAGCTTCAGTACCACACTTTCGGTCAAGTCCTATGACTTCAACACCTCTTTTGGCTAATTCTCGGCAAAGGGCTTTACCAATAAATCCCTCACTGCCAGTTACAATCATTTTTCTCATCATCACAAAAAAATAAAGGTGTATCGAATAAACAATACACCAAAGGTTCAACAATTATATAAATTTCAGTTCTTATTATTACAATTTTTCCTTACCTTTGCAATATGAATAAAGACAGAAAAAGAGTTCTGATAATAGGTAACGGATTTGACCTTTGTTTAGGCAGAAAGACTTCATACAAGGACTTTTGCCAATCTGAATTTTGTC